CTGGTATGAAAGTTATGGTTGGTAAACGTGATGACATTGAACCCCATCTTATAAGCGTACCAATTAAGAATGCTAGTATGGATCGTGTTGTAGGGCATATTAAGAGTGATAATACGCAGAATAAGCCGGTACGATTACCAATTATTTCATTTCAATTAGTGAATATTGAACAAGCACCAGATAAACGTAAAGGTGTAGGGGTAACATCCCGCACATCTTATTTGCCTACAGGTGGATTATTTCCTGATGATATACAAGTTATAGAACAGCGTATGCCAGTACCATATAATGCTATATTTGAAATTGCTATATGGGCAAGTAATCAGAATCAACATTATCAAATAATGGAACAGATAATGACATTATTTGACCCTACTTTACAAATACAAGTAACTGATGATGTATTTGATAAGACTAAGTTAACGACAGTAGAAATGCTTGATATTAGGTTTGATGAGAACATGCCCATGGGTAGTGATCGTAGGCTTATACAGTCACGTGTAGGATTCAGTGTTCCTATATACTTATCAGTACCTGCTAAGGTTCATAGAAATTTTATCAAGGATATATTTATTAGGATTGGTGCAGTAGGAACTGATGTGGATACATCGTACGATGTTATCGCTGACCTTGACTCACAAGGGGTTGATTATGATAAAGTATTTACCTTAGATGATGTAGATATAACCTAATTTTTAGGGTTTTTTGTGGTAGGGTTCATAAATAGTAATAACCACGATGTATAGTGGAAGAATATAATGTTAAGTTAAGGAGAACAGAAACATGGCAACTTTGGTAAGCCCAGGAGTAAGCGTAACGATAACAGATGAAAGTTTTTTCATTCCTGTATCAGCGCCTACCGTTCCTTTATTTTTTATAGCAACTTCGGATGAGAAATTTCAATCCGATGGTGTAACCCCAGCAGAAGGTACATTTGAATATGATGTTGTTCGCACAATAACATCATTGGGCCAAAGTACGCAGACGTATGGTATACCTAATTTTCTTGAAGATATAAACGGTGCACCTCATCATGGTGATGCCAGAAATGAATATGGTTTATTTGCTTTAAATCAGTTTCTTGGAATAGGTAGTCGAGCATATGTCATTCGTGCAAATGTAAACTTGAATGATGACATTGATGCAATAACAGGTGCATGGGATGCCAAGATATTAGAATCTAATGTTGTACTTGAAAATTTAGCGCATGATTTTCTTAATACTAAAGATGCCAGTGCGGGTAATCCACCAGGTACTACCGACACCATAACAGCAGGTGAGTTAATTTCATTAATGACAACTGCAACGACCGATCTATTTAATTCGTATTCATTTAAAACTATTTTCACGGATTTTTCAGGTTCATCTTCGTCGCCGTCAGCGCTACCACAATATCCAAATGGTTTTGAACTGCCTCCAAGTGGTACTTATGATGGTTTTAATTACATTGCTTCAAACCTATCAACCTATCCACTATTCCCAGGTGGGGGTACTGTAGCCGGTGAGTTTACCCCACAAGAAGCTGCTGATTTTTTACTTGCCGCCGCAGACAATTTTAAAATAACTTTAGAATTTTTAAATGGTACTAGTTTGGGTGCTAATGATGCAGCCCGCAGGGTTGCGATTGTACAAGAACTTCAAGCATCTATCAATAGTAATACTGATATACGTTCTGAAAATTTCGATTTTAATTTGATTTTATGTCCTGGATATTATGAAACAGCTGATGAAATGTTAGCACTTGTTATTGATGTTCAAGAAGAAGCCTTAGTAATTGCTGATACACCAATGAATCTTAATCCAGATGGTATTACTAACCCTGGTACTGGTTGGGCAGGTAGTACAGAACGTATACGTTCCATACATATTGCGTATTATTATCCTTCTGCGTTTGCATCTAATCTTGATGGTAAGAATGTGGTTTGTGCAGCATCAGGCATCGCACTTAGAACTTATGCCTTTAGCGACAATGTATCATTTTTATGGTTCGCACCTGCTGGTATAAGACGCGGACCTATTTCTGGTATCACTAATCTTGGTTATGTTTCTGGTATACTTGGAACCCCAACAACTTTCGTAGAAATTGCTTTAAATCTTGGTCAACGTGATTCATTATATCAAAATGCAGCCTCTGGTGATATGAATCCGTTAGTATTCTTTCCAGGAGCTGGTTTTCTTGTGTGGGGTCAAAAGACATCTGCACCGGCAGCAAGTGCAATGGATCGTGTAAACGTATCCAGATTGATGAAACATATAAAACGCCAATTACGTAGAAACACTTTAAGTTTTGTATTTGAACCTAATGATCAGTTAACGCGTGATAATCTAAAGGCAGTGGTTGACTCATTCTTGGGTGATTTAATTGTTAAACGTGGATTGTTTGACTTTGTTACCGTGTGCGATGAAAGCAATAACACACCTGATAGGATTGACCGAAATGAATTATATATTGATATTGCGCTGAAGCCAGTGAAAGCGGCTGAATTCCTATTCATACCAATTCGCATAGTTGCGACAGGTGCAGCAATATAAAGACTTTGACAACTTTACATTAAATAGTAAAGAGAACATTTTGAAGGAAAAATAAAATGGCAACAATTAATGATATAGGAATCCCAGGTGTAGGAACAGGTATTCTCCACCCAAAGCAGAAGAATCGTTGGAGGGTAACATTCGCCAATCTTGGTGGTGGTGTAGATTCACAACCTTTGAGTATGCAGGCGATAACCGTAAAACGCCCAACTATACAGTTTGAAGAAATTCAATTAGACCGATACACTTCTCGTGCCTGGGTAGCTGGTAAATACACTTTTGATCCTATTGATATTAGTTTTGAAGATGATGTAACAGGAACGGCTACACAAGTTATACAAGAACAAATGCAGAAACAACAATGGTTGATTGGTGCAGAGGGGCAGTGGTTAGCCGCCGCTGGTGAAGGTTCCTTGTATAAATTTATAACTTATCTTGACCAATTAGATGGAAACGAACAAGTGGTTGAACGTTGGACAGTTGAAGGGTGCTGGTTCCAGCAGGTTGACTACACCGATCTTGATTATGCTTCAGCAGAAGTTGTCTTGATAACAACCACTATACGTTATGACCATGCGCGTCAGACTGTAGGTGGGTATGATCAAGGTAATGGTATAGCAACAGGCGGTGCTGGTGTTGTAGGTTAATACTATCAAAAGATGGTATTTTCACAAGGAAGTGGATTATTTTAGGGGGCAAAGCCCCCTATTTTTTTATCTACGGAAAAGGTATAAATATATAAAAATAGTAGGAGGTTTATATGGCACAAGATCCAAGAATACAATTTTCAGTTAAGAACTGTCCCCAAAGTAGTAATCAAAGTGTTATTGAAGATACAAAGAAGCGCGATTTTTTTAATTCTTTAGGTAAAGTTGGTGATATTGAAGCATTGAATAGATTTGGTGATGGTAAGATATCTGCGGGTTTACGTACATTGTCTAAAATTTCCGATTCGGTTAGAACTGGTGAAACTGATTCTGCTATAATTCCTAATGATGCAGGTTATGTTTTTGAAACAATTGAGATAAGTCCAAATGATGCAGCGAAAGCTGGTCAGTTTAATCCTGGTGTTTTAAATAGAGCAACAGGACAAGCAGAATCTATTGTTGACCAGGTAAAGGGTGGTAAATTTTCCCTTGATAAAATTCCCGGTGTTTTTACTGATTTACAGAACCTTGGTACATTGGTTGATGGTGTTTATACTGAGGGTGATACAACCCGTATCAAGGACATTCAAATATGTGGTGCCTCCCCTTATGCTATAGATCTTATTCGTTATGCACCTAAATATAAATTTTTGTTTGTTGTACAAATACAATTAGATAAAAAATATCAAGACTTGTTTACAGATAGGGATGGTGAAAAAACGGAGCAATCGTTAGCTTTTGTTGTTAAAACTAGCACCCGCCCAAATGTTACTATTGAACATGAAGAAATAAATATGTATAACTTTTGGACGCGGATTCCAAAACGCACAGTATTTGAGCCTATTACTATGAAGTTTTATGATGATATAAAAGGAAAGGCTCATAAATTTTATTCTACATATTTAACAAAAATAAGCCCAATTACCCGCACAGGTGGAATGAATAAGGCTGGTATTATTAGTGTTCCATGGCTAGAAGCTAATAGTATGAATCCAAACACTAAGGGTGTAACAAGTACAGCATCTATTGGGGCATTATCAGGCGTAAACACATCAATAATAACTGAAATTCGCCTATTCCATATTATTGATTATGGTAGAGAGATGACAATATATCATTTTCACCATCCTAAAATGTTATCTATGAATTTAGATGAACTTGATATGGCAAATTCTGGTGATGGTAATGAGATAGAATTACAATTTGCATACGATGCCATGCATATAACTCCTTCATTTGGTGTCGGCAATTTAACCGATTTAACAGGTGGTGATACCGTACTATATCCTATAAAACCAAATGACGATCCAAGTGAAGTTGAAGAAGCGGATGATGAGTATGATGATGAAGATGATGATATGCCGTTCCCAGAACCAGAAGAAGAAGGACTTACAGATAGTGTTTCAGATGGTTTAAGTTCTAACAATTCTGGTACCCAGTCTGGTTTATCACGCGCCCGTACCGCTATTAGTAGTGCTTTTGATCAAGCGTCTGATTTTGGTAGTTCATTATTTAGATAAGGAATATTGTAATGAAACCAACACACAAAGGTAGATATAAACCTAAAAATAAAAGTAAGTATAAGGGTGATGTAAACAATATTATTTATCGTTCATCGTGGGAACTCACATTCATGAAGTTCCTTGATAATAATCCTTTTATTATCGAATGGGGGAGTGAAATTTTATCAATCCCTTACATAAAACCCACCACCGGTAGGGTGCATAAGTATTATCCAGATTTTTGGGTTAAATATGAAAATAAAAGTGGTGAAATCATCCAAGAATTAGTAGAGGTTAAACCGTTGAAGCAGACCAAGCAACCAACAACTAAGGGTAAAAGTAAGAAGACACAATTGATCGAAGCATTAGAATTTGGAATAAATAAAGCGAAGTGGAAACAGGCCAAACTTTTCTGTGATAAATACGGGTTACAATGGAGATTAGTAACCGAAAAGGATATTTATAAATGAGCACCGAAACTACTGTGGTTGAAGGTACTATTGAACACCCACTGGAAGAAGTATTTGATATTGCTACTAATACTACTGAAATTTCTTATACAGAAAAAAATACTGAGCTTGTTGCAGCGGAAGAATACGATGATAAAGACGTTGAAATTGAAGATCAGTTTCAGGAAGTATACGACCATGCTTTATCAGCATTTGAAGATTTACAATCGGAAGTTGAAGTTGTAGAAGGTAAGTATAAGGGCCGTATGATGGAAGTTGCAAATCAGAGTTTAAACATAGCTTTAGCAGCAGCAAAAGAAAAATCACATACCAAACAACATAAAGATAAACTTCAAGTTGCTAAGGGTAAGCTAGGGTCGAAAACTACCAACAACACATTAATAGTTGCTGATAGAAATCTATTATTGAAGCAATTCATGGAAAATAATGATGAATAATTATTTTCATATAATCTATAAGGTGACATGCCCCAATAGAAGAAAGATAACTGAACAACAGGATTATGAAATATACGATTTGCGCTCACAAGGCAAAACAATTAGTGAAATTCAGAGAATCCGGCTGGTCAGGCGCAAATAGATGATTAATCCAATATATCCATAGCGTAATCAAACGTATTACCTAATATGAAACTGATGTCTTCATTTGGTTCTTTTTTATTAGGTAAGGTTAATTCACCGGTTGCTTTATGTTTGATTTTCAACAAATCAGTATTAGGTAACCCTTCAAGTGTAACATTGTAGAAATAATCACATTTCTCGTATGTTGTTTTCACTTCAGTTTTATTACTATTTTCCACTTCATATTCAATCGTTTCTGAATGTTGATTTGTGGCTTTACCGTAGCGTGTCATAAAACCTATAGCTGGTTTGAATGTAGTTGGGTTAACAACAGCACCACCAGTCATCACTGGAATGTATGGGCAATACCAATAACCAGTATCAGTTTCACCGTTACCACCTTTATAACCTAATAATATTTTATTGTGTTTTATTTTTTCATCGCAGTAAACGGCAAACCCGTTAATAGAACCTATATAATTGAGGTATCCATACTGTCGTGGTGATAAAGCTGTATCTATTCTTAATTTGGTCTTGATTATTTCGGCTACTGTATAGGAAACAATCGCCCAGTTTCCACACCCGCGTCGCGTATTGCGTGCAATTCTGCTCGGCATCATGATTGTCAGTGACATCCACGGTATCAGTGTGTGCTATTTTTGCGATATCAGTTTTGATTTCTTCGTAAATATAATTTGTTATCATTTTTGGTAAATTGGGTTTCTCGCCGGTATAAACGTCAACGAAGCTAAAATCATCGCTAATGCTAACACCGATATCAACCTTTCTACTAACAGCTTCAACTACATCACTCTGCACTTCTAATGAAACTTTTCGCTCGTTTATTTCGGTATTTGTTGATTGATCTATTTCGCAGTAAGCTAATTTATAAATTAACCCAATTGGTCCGGTCATTGGCTGAACACCAACAAGGTGTTTAATGGCAAGATTTTCAATGAAAGGTGCAACCATACCTACAACAAGATCTTTTGCCAGTAATTCTAAATCTTGGAAATTGAGGCCACACCCTTCTGCATATCTTAATGTATTTTCGGTAAGGGGTACAATTAATTGATTATCGCGGTTACGCTCATTTTCGATAAAATCGTTGATGCGATCAATTTCCACTTCTTCTGCTGTTCGTGTATCTTTTTCTAATCGTAAACCATTGTTCATCATTTTTAGCACATTCATCGTTCATATTGTATTCCTTTTTGTTATATTTACTATTTATAAAAGGCTAAATACCAATCTATTGGTACTATCAACATTTATGGGAGTAAATACAACTATGAAAAAAGACATAATTGACGAATTAAGAGAAATACGTGATAAAAAAAATGGTATAGAACCCATAGAAGAAATATCAACAAATAAACAATCAACAATTGAAAGGTTGCGTCATATATCAGATAATAATAATTTTAAAGATTTTATTAATCGTTACACGAACGATCCAATTGGTTTTATTGAAAACACTGGTGCTTTAATCGATCCAGAAAAAGGTTTTATAAAACCTTATTTGTATCCACATCAAAAAGAAATGTTGCGGGCTATAATGGATGATCGTTTTAATATTGTGCACTCACCCAGACAGGGTGGATTAACTACAACACTTGCGATAGCAGCGTTGCATCATTTGTATTTTAATGACAATCAAGACATTGGCATCATGGATTACAAACTTAGTGTAACTGAACAATTACTATACCGTATTAGCGTGCTATATGAACTATTACCTGATGTGTTTAAACAGAAAAATCCAATAACAAAGTGTACCCGCAGGGTGTTGGAGTTGGCTAATGGTTCAACTATTTCAGCACTATCCACATCACCGGATGTTTTACATGGTAGGGATATAGATTTCCTCCTAATAGACAATTTCGGAATGTTGAGGAACCCCACACAGGATGAAATTTTAACATCACTGAGTCACGTTATGCAACGGTCTAATACTACAAAAGTTTTTATTGGTAGTACAGCCTTCGGTGCCAGATCTGTAGGTAATATTGAGGAGAATGGTTTTTTAAAATTATGGAAAGATAGTTACTTTAAACGTAATATGTTCAACGCTTATAGTTACAATTGGGAAGCGGTTCCTGGACGTGGTAAGGATTTCGAACTTGATATGGTTTCACGAATAGGTGAAAAGGCATGGAAGGCTGAATATGAAACAATATTAACATCAGAAGCGATTAAGGATGATCAATGGCCAGAGCAAAAAACGCGCGACTAAAAAGCCCGCATATAGAAACGGAATATACTTATGAACAGGTTCAGGAACTGAAACGATGTTCTTCTGACCCTGTTTATTTTATAAGAAAATACATTAAGATACAACACCCATTGAAAGGATCAATACCGTTTAATTTGTATGATTATCAAGAGAAAATGATAATAGCGTATAAAGAAAATCGCTTCAATGTGGTGTTATCAAGCCGCCAAACGGGAAAATGTTTTTTTTATTCAACGATGATAAATACTATTGAAAGACCAAAAGGAATAAAAAAATTCCTTTTGAAACTAATCAATAGGAAATCATATAA